GGGCTGGCCCAAAAGGGACAAATCGGGGTGCATCATGACACAGTTTGGGCGGTCTAAACCAATGCAAAATTGTAATGACATGCCTCTTTTCAGGGGTATTTATGCCGGGACATTGCCGGGACAAATCGGGACAAATCGGGACAATTACCCCCCGGCTGATGCCCCGCAGTCGGGACAATTTGGAACCCCCCCCCTAAAGGGGGGGGTCCAATGTCCCGCCGGGACAGGGGTGGGAATGTCCCGCGTCCCGGATGATGCGCTTGAAAAAAACACAAAGCGAAACGAAAGCCGAGAGGCGATTTTCCAAGCGTGGCTGGCCGAGTGCCGAGCCTATGACGCGGCAGGCCGGCAGGATGAAGTCCCGCCTTTGCCACCGGGCTACCTGTCCAGCGGCCCCAAGCTATGGCGCGAAGGTGCAACCCATTCTGGCAAGAGGTGGCGCTGATAAAAATGACCCCACGGCAAATCGGCGCCTATCACGCGGCGATTGACATGCGCGACTTTGCCCAAGGCCGGGCACATGCCGCGCGCAACGCTGCCACACAAGCCGATAGCCAAGACGGGCGGGATTACCGGGCTGGCGAGGCGGAATGGTGGGAGCAACGCGCCAAGGTGGCGGAAGAGATTATCCGGAAGCAGGAGCGTCAACCATGAAACATCTTCCCAAACCACCCAAGCCCATGCTAGACCGGAAAAACAGATCAGGAGCCAGAAATGGTAGAAAAGGCGCTTGACATGGTAGAAACCCCGCGCGCGCGCGCGAAACCGGCGAGCGGTATCCCGGCGAGCGGTATTCCAGCCGGCGGCGTCGGCACAGGTGGGCCGGCAAGCGGCGCACCTGCCCGCGCGCCGTTTGGCGAGGCGCCACAGCCTGCGCCTTGGACCAAGAGCGAGGGCCGGCGCGTGGCGGCTGAAATTCGCGCCAGCATTGCAGATCGGCGCCAGGAGCTGCTTGATGCCCAGATGACCCGCGCGCTTAATCCTGCCCATCCGCAAGGCCACGCGGCAGCGGTGAACCTGCTTGACCGGATTATGCCGCCCGAAAGCAAGGCGACCCTTGCCGGTGATCCTGACGAACCGGTGGCGATCACCCGGATTGAGCGCGTGATTGTGGAAAAGGCGCAAGACGCCAAAGATTGAAAGAATGCCCCTTGACTCCTTAACCGCTGGTCCCGGCTGGCGTATCTCTTCAACCAGCGCGCAAGCGCCAACACGGCGTTAAGGGGTGGTGATGAAGTGTCGTGATGGTTGGAACCGGGAATAAAAAAACGCGCGCCGCGCATTTTTCCTGTTGACAGTGCGGGCCAATGGTCCTATGTTCCCGTTATCAGCAAGGGCAATCAAGCCCGGCTGGCACGGAAGATAGACAGATGGACGCAGCGCAAAACCTTACTGGCCGCAAGTTTCCTGGCCACACATTGGCAGAATTGAAAGCCTTTGTTGCGGCTGGCAAAGGCACGGCGGAAATGATGACCGAAATTGCAAACCGCGAAACCGGCACAAGCACGCATTACCGCGTGCCGCAGTTGATTGGCGGTAAAGTTTCGCTTTGCATTGGCCGGATGTAAGGAGATAACCCGATGACAAACCTTCCCGCAAAGCGCGCATACCTCACCAACGCCGGCAAAGCCGGCTGGTTCCTGACCATCGTTGAAGCTGGCCAAGAATACGGCGCTGGCCAACGTGTGACCGTTTCCGGACGCCGCGAAGCCCGCCGCGTTTGCGCTGAACTCGGCGCGGTGGCGTGGAATTTCTAACATGACCCCTGACCAATTCCGCGCTGCCCTTGCCGATCTAAGCTTATCTCATTCCGGCTTTGCGCGCATGGCCATGGTGGACGCCCGTACCGTCCGCCGCTGGTGCGACGGAACGCGGGCGGTTCCTGGGCCGGTAGTGGCGCTGTTGCGGATGATGATGGCTAAGGATGAATGCCGCGAAATTGCGCTTGAACAGTGGAATGCGCTAACGCCAGGAAAAAGCCCATGACTGAACCCGTCGCCGTATTTCATGCCGCGCCTGGCTGGAAATGCCAGCGCTGCTATAAGGTGTTGCCCGAGGTCGGGTTTGTGCCGGCGCATCCTGACATCTGCCTGCGATGCGTGGCGATAGTCGAGCCTGACCTGGAGTTTGACGTTCACGCGCTGGCCGCTGCCCGGTTTGATCGGATGTATCAGGAAGAGCGCGCCAATGGCGCAGATAGCCTGCTGGCCATTGCCCGCGCCGGGCGCCGGAACAAGGGGTTAGCATGACCACAGAACAGCATGCCTTAGCTGTGGCAGAAGCCTTGCGTGAGCGGTTGGATTGGTTGGAACGGGCCATTAAGTCCGGCAACCACAAGGGCTATGCCGCCGCATCTTACCGCAAATTCTGCGAAATGATGCAGCATTGGTGCGTCGAATTGCAGAAATGACCGCTCTGCAAATCCAAACCCCAGCTTGGGCTAAGCCGCTGCTGGCGCCTTCCCGATACAAGGGCGCATGGGGCGGGCGCGGCTCCGGCAAGTCGCATTTCTTTGCCGAGGCCATGATTGAGGCGCATATCCTGGACCCTGGCACCTATTCGGTATGCGTCCGAGAAAACCAGAAGAGCCTTGCCCAATCCGTCAAGCGCTTGCTTGAAACCAAAATCGAAACCCTAGGCGCCGGAGATTACTTCGAGGTTCAAGAGGCAGTCATTAAGTCGCGCCGGGGCGATGGGCGCATCATTTTTCAGGGAATGAAAACCCATACGGCGGACAGCATCAAGTCCTTGGAGGGCTATGACCGGGCTTGGGTGGAGGAGGCGCAGAGCCTAAGCCAAACCAGCCTAGACATGCTGCGCCCCACAATCCGCAAGCCTGGCAGCGAGCTATGGTTCACCTGGAACCCGCGCGAGAAATCCGACCCGGTTGACCATTTGCTGAGGGGCGACACCCCGCCCAAGGATACCGTGGTCATTGGCGTGAATTACAATGACAATCCTTGGTTTCCGGACGTGCTACGCGATGAAATGGAGTATGATCGGCGCCGCGATCCGGACAAATACAAGCACGTTTGGCTTGGCGGGTATCTGGCCAACAGCGAGGCGCGCGTGTTCCGGAATTGGCGTGTCGAGGAGTTTGACGCGCCGCGCGATGCTATCCACCGCATGGGGGCTGACTGGGGTTTCAGTGTGGACCCTTCCGTCTTGGTGCGTTGCCACATTATAGGCCGGACGCTCTATGTGGATTATGAAGCCTATCAGGTTGGGTGCGAGATTGTGAACCTGCCCGAGTTGTTTATGACCATTCCCGAGGCAGAGAAATGGCCCATGACAGCCGATAATGCCCGGCCCGAGACTATCTCGCACATGCGAAAGCATGGCTTCCCGCGCATCTTTCCGGCGGTAAAGGGGCCGCGATCCCTGGAGGAGGGGGTGGAATGGCTGAAATCCTATGACATTGTGGTCCACCCGAGATGCGTCCACACGATTGACGAGCTAACCCTGTATTCCTACAAGCGCGACCCCTTGACCGACCGCATCTTGCCGATCCTCGAAGATAAGAAGAACCACGTCATAGATGCCTTGCGCTATGCCAGCGAAGGCGTCCGCCGCGCCAAGGTAGAAAACCGCCCCCCAATTATACCCTTGCCAAGTGCCCATCGTTGGGGGTAACATACCGTCCCATGGCGCGCATTTCCCGAGAGCAGGCCCTGGCAAACCTCCATCAGGAGGCGATGGCGGAATTTGACCGCATTCAATCCGCGTTGCGGGACGAACGATTGCAATGCCTGAAAGACCGGCGTTTTTATTCCATTGCCGGCGCCCAATGGGAAGGCCCGCTTTCGAAGCAATTTGAGAACAAGCCCAAGTTTGAGGTGAACAAGGTTCACCTTTCCGTCATTCGCATCTTTAACGAGTTCCGGAATAACCGTATTTCGGTTGCTTTTGTGTCCAAGGAAGGCCGGGAAGATGATCCTTTGGCCGAGACTTGCAACGACCTATACCGCGCCGATGAACAGGATAGCGTGGCAGAGGAAGCCTATGACAACGCCTTTGAAGAGGCGGTGGGCGGCGGCTTTGGCGCATGGCGCTTGCGGACGGAATACGTCAACGAGGAAGATGAAGACGACGATAAGCAGCGCATCCGGATAGAGCCGATCTATGATGCTGACAGCTCCGTGTGGTTTGATTTAGACGCCAAGCGCCAAGACAAGGCTGACGCCAAGTGTTGCTTTGTGCTGACTTCCATGACGCCGGCAGCCTATGAGCGCGAATGGAATGACAGCCCGGCAAGCTGGCCCAAGGAAGTGCAGCAGCTAGAGTTTGATTGGGCATCGCCCGATGTTGTCTATGTGGCGGAATATTACAAGGTGGAAGAGGTTTCCGAAACCATCCGGATATTCCGGACACTTGCCGGGCAAGAGGAAAAGCATTCTCAGGACGAGTTCGACGAAGATGAAGAGCTTGAAGCCCGCCTGGCTGCAACCGGCGCGCGGGAATTGCGCCGCAAGCGCGTGAAGCGCCGGAAGGTGCGGAAATACATCCTGAGCGGCGCCAAGGTTTTGGAAGATTGCGGGCATATTGCGGGGCGGCATATCCCGATTGTGCCGGTTTATGGCAAGCGCTGGTTTGTGGATAACGTCGAGCGGTGCATGGGGCATGTGCGGCTGGCGAAGGACGCGCAACGCTTGAAGAATATGCAGCTTTCCAAGTTGGGCGAGATTGCGGCGCTTTCCAGTGTGGAAAAGCCGATTGTAACACCCGAGCAGGTTGCCGGTCACACTCAAATGTGGTCAAACGATAATCTGACAAATTTCCCGTATCTATTGTTAAACCCCATCACAGACGTTAGCGGAAACCAGCAACCCGCCGGGCCAATGGCCTATACCAAGCCTCCGCAAATACCGCCCGCATTGGCTGGCATGTTGGCCTTGACCGAACAGGATATGCAGGAAATCTTGGGAGCGGCGCAGCAGGCCGACAAGATGGTATCGAACATTTCCGGCAAAGCGGTGGAGATGATTCAACAGCGCTTGGATATGCAGGCCTATATCTACCTGTCCAACATGGGCAAAGCCGTGAAACGGTGCGGCGAAGTTTGGCTTTCCATGGCAAAGGACGTGTTTGTTGAACAAGGCCGCAAGATGAAGGCTATCGGCGCGCAAGGCGAGGTTTCCACCGTCGAGCTTATGCGCCCGATCATGAGCGATGACGGCGAGGTTGAGCATGAGAATGACCTATCTGACGCCGAGTTTGACGTTGCGGTGACGGTTGGCCCGTCCAGTTCCAGCAAGCGCGCGGCTACCGTGCGCGCCCTGACTGGCATGATGGCCATTACACCCGATCCAGAGACGCAAAAGGTGCTGCAAGCCATGGCTATGATGAACATGGAAGGCGAGGGCATTGATGAGGTGCGAGAGTATTTCCGCAAGCAGCTTGTGCAGCAAGGCGTATTAAAGCCGACTGACGAGGAAGCGCAAGCAATGGCACAGGCCGCGCAAGAGCCGCCGCCCCCGACGCCGGAACAACAATACTTGATCACGCAAGCGCAGAAGGCATTGGCCGAGGCCGATAAGATCAAGGCCGAAGCGCAGAAGATTGCGGCAGAGTTCTCGCCCGAGATGATCCAGGCAAAGCAGGCCGGCGAAGTGGCGAAGATTGACGCTGATGTGGAAAAGGCCAGGCTTCAGGCTGAAACCGCGCGATTGAATGCAGATGTGGCCCGGATTAAGGCGCTGGCCGAGGTTGAGATGGAGCGGGAGAAAGCCCGCGCCGTGGTGGAAGCGCCGCAACGCGAGACTAACAGCAACCCGCCTTTGATTGTGGTGGATCAGAACGGCGGCATTCAGAAGGTAATGGCGCCGGCCATTGAGGCTATGAGCATGGCGCTTGCTGATGCGGGCGCTGCCATCGAAAGCCTGGCGCAAAGTCAAGGCCAGATGGTGGAGAAGATGGACGCCAATCACGCGCAATCGGAAAGGTCTCGCAAGTCGAAGGTTGTGGTGCGGAAGGCGGCTGACGGTTCCTACGTTGGCGAGAGGATTGATGGTTGATGGCTATGCAATCATGTCGGCACCTAAGCGCGTTGTGCGAGGCCCTAATGGCCGCGCCATGGACGGCGAAACCGTTTTAAATTGATCGGGAAATACCATGTCAGCAACCAATGCCTTTGAGACAAGCCTTTTGCAGCACATCTTCCAAAACGCTGCGATTGCCAACATTGGCGATGCTACGGGCCTGCCGGCCTCCGCTACTGCTGGGTCATTGCATGTGTCTTTGCATACGGCGGACCCTGGCGAGGCCGGGGCGCAGAATACCAGTGAGGCGGCCTATACCGGCTATGCTCGCCAGGCGGTTGCGCGCTCTGGTGCGGGCTGGGTGGTGTCTGGCAACAACGCATCAAACGCGGCGGCGGTGGCGTTTGGGCCTTGCACGGCAGGCAGCGAGACCATTACGCATTTCGGCATCGGCACCGCGTCAAGCGGCGCGGGAAACTTGCTTTTCAAGGGCGCTTTGACCGCTTCAATTTCTGTCACGACAAGTGCAAACGCAACGCAAACCTTCGCCATTGGCGCGCTTGATGTAAACGTTGACTGATGCATGATCCTACTTAACTCCACCTCCGACAAGCTTAGGCTGGTCACGGCGCAAGCGGGCGATATTCGCGTCCACGCTGCTTTTGCCGATCTAGCAAGCGGGGCAGTCACGGTTGGGCGGCTGAATACGGCTATCTCTACCGCGACCACGACTGACATTGTAGCAAGCCCCGGCGCTTCAACTTCGCGCGCCGTGCAGCTTGTGAATATCTGGAACGACAGCGCGACAGACGCGAACAAGATCACCATTCAGCATACCGATGGCACAACCACGGTTGACATCTATTCTCTTTCGCTTCCAGCGCAGGCTGGTCTTGTTTATGTGGAAGGCGAAGGCTGGACTGTCACGGGAAATTCAAGGCCTACAAACATCCAAGTCTTTGCCGCCAATGGCACTTGGAACAAGCCGACGAGCTTCAATCCAGCAGTGGTTATGGTTCGCGTTTGGGGCGCAGGCGGCGGCGGTGGCGGTGGCTCATCTCTGGCGACTGCGACCGTCACCAAAGGCGGCGGCGGCGGCGGTGGCGGATGCTTTGTCGAGCGCATTTTCCGCGCCAGTGATCTTGGCGATACGGTGAGCGTGACCATCGGTGCAGGCGGTTCGGTTGGCACGGGTGCAACGGCAGGCGGTTCCGGTGGTGACGGCGGCGTAGGGGGCAACACGACATTCGGTGCGCTGCTGACCGGCTATGGGGGCGGCGGCGGGAGGGGCGGGCAAAACTCTGCGCTTGCGACTGGCGGCGGAGGCGGCGGGGGCGGGCATTCCGCAGGCACATCGGCAAGCGCCGCAGTTGTCGGTAACGGTGGTCAACCAACATCGGCTGGGCCGGGATTTGACATTCAAGGAATCACCGGGACGATTGGCGCTGGTAGTACTCACTACGCACATTTGGGCGGTGGCGGTGGGGGCGGTTCGTCGTCGTTTCCGACAATGACGCTGGGCGGCGGGTCGCTGTTCGGCGGCGGCGGCGGCGGCTCGGGCGGCGGAACCACAGCAGTTCCTGCTGTGGTTGCTGCGTCTTCCGGCGGTGGATTTAGTTCGAGTGTTGGTGGTGGCGGTGCAGCGGGCGTTTCTGGCCCAGTACCTCAGCCAGGTGAGGCGGGCGGGCCGACTAACGGCACTAATGGCGGTGCGGGCGGCGGGGGCGGCGGTTCAACCGTGCAGGCTTCCACCAATGGCGCGGCGGGCGGCGCAGGCGGCCTTGGCGGCGGTGGCGGCGGTGGCGGTGGCCGTGGCAGTAATCCGGGCCTTGGCGGCGCGGGCGGCATCGGCGGTGACGGCTACTGCGTCGTGATTTCTTGGTAGCGCCATGATCTATTTGGCGTCCACCTCTGACAAATTGCAGGTCGTAACTTCCAGCGCGAACCCTATTCATGTTCATGCGACCTTCATGGACTTGTCTGGCACGACTGTAACGCCAGACCGCACAGACATTAGCATTGGGGCGGCGACCACGACTGACGTTGTGGCCAGCCCCGGTGCGTCAACCACGCGCAAAATCAAGTTCCTTAGCGTGTTCAATGACCATGCCACGGCGGCGCAGAACATCGTTATTAGGCACACTGACGGGACGACTGTTGTTGATTTGTGGGCCGGGTCTGTGCCAGCGCAGACCGGCGTTACCTTTGACGAAAAAAGCGGGTGGCGAGTAGCATCGCCGTTCCCATCGGCTGACATACAGACGTTTGACGCTCCGGGCGGGAATTGGATCAAGCCGACCGGCCCGCGCACCGGGCTGACCCTGATCCGGTTATGGGGCGGTGGTGGTGGGGGCGGTGGGGGCGCCTCGCTGGCGACTGCATCTGTCGCTAAGGGCGGCGCGGGCGGTGGCGGGGGCGCGTGCGTCAGCCAACTTTATCTAACCGATGAACTGCCTGATCAATTTCGTGTTCTTATCGGCACAGGAGGCGGCGGCGGCCCCGGCGCGTTAGCTGGCCAAGCGGGCACGGCTGGCACTAATGGCGCATACTCGGCTGCCCGCGTTGTGACCTACACGTTACTGTTTGCTTATGGCGGGCTTGGGGGAATTGGTGGTCAGGCCAGTGCTATTGTTACCTCCGGTGGTAGTGGTTCCGGCACTCACGCGACTGCCGGGGCTGTGAGCAGTTCCGCAGCATCCGGGCAACCCACAAACGGTAGCAACTCATCGCCGTTTGGCCCTACATGGGAAGGCGGTTCTGGCGGCGGTGGGTCGAGCAACAGCCCAACCGTGCCTATCGTGACGGCAGGCGGAACTTCCCGGTGGGGTGGCGGCGGTGGTGGTTCTGGCGGTTGTCATACCAACGTCCCGGCAAACGTAGATGCTACGGCAGGCGGCGGAACCGGAAACAGCGTAGGCGCTACGGCGGGCGGGCTTGGCGGTGCAGCGGGCACGAGCGGCGTATCGCCCACGGCAGGGGCAAACGGCGTTGACACTAACGGCATTGTAGGCGGCACGGGCGGGGGCGGTGGCGGAACAACCATCACGGCTTCCACGGCAGGCGCAAACGGTGGCAACGGTGGCAAAGGTGGCGGTGGTGGTGGCGGCGGCGGGGTGGGTATGAATCCCGGCATAGGCGGCAACGGCGGCAACGGCGGCAACGGTTACGGGATCATCATGTCATGGTGAATGTGGATAAGAAGTTTGCCTTGGTGCGTGTCGCGGATGGCTGGGTGTGGAACACCTGCCGGTGGGATGGCGTGACGCCATGGAACCATCTGCCACCCGGTATTGATGAGTTCGAGTGCCCCGAATACGTCGGGCCGGGGTGGTTTTACAGCAATGGCGAATGGTTGCCACCCGCACCACTTGAGCCCCCGTCCGATCCTCCGCCCGAGGAATAAACGATGGCCCGGTTTGGCGCCTTCAATCCGATCTTAGAACCCAAAGCGTGGTTTGACGCCAAGGTTCTGCCCAAGGGTTGGTTCACTGATGAACTAATCCCCGAGCCGACTGGCGGCGGCGGGGCTATATCTGGCGCGACAACGCTAACCTTCACGCCGGCAGGCGCTTTGCTTGGCGACAGCCTGATTACCGGCGCATCAACGCTAACCTTTACCACGGCGGCAGACCTTATTGGGTCCGGCGGCGCGGGCGCCAACATTGAAGGCGCGACCTCGCTAACCTTCACGCCAAGCGCCACGGCGTTTGGTGGCGCGGTAATTGAAGCGGCTTCTACCGTCACGTTCACCACGGCGGGCGACCTAACCGGATCAGGCAGCGCCAGCGGCGATATAGCCGGTTCGACATTGCTCACGTTTGCCTTATCGGGTGCGCTGGCCGGGGCAAGTATTGTTTCCGGCGCGACTTCGCTCACGTTCACGGCAACGGGTACGGTGGAGCAGCCTATTACCGGCAGCGGCGGTCCTGGCAACGCGCAACGCGGGCGCAAGCGCGCGGTCTATATGGTGGATGGCAAGGTTTTCGACCGGGCAGAGGACGCCGCGCGATACCTTGCCAGCGTCACCTTGCCCGAGCCGCAAGATGAAGCGCAATCCGCGCCGCGCCCGCGCCGCGCCGCGCCGGTGGCAGAGGTGGAGATTGAAGGCGAGCGCATGGCCCTGGAGCCTATCGCGCTGCCCGTGAGCGCCACGCCCGAATTCGTGGCTGATATGGTCCGGGGCGAATTGCAGGCTGCCAGGCGCAAGCTACAGCGGCGGCAGGAAGCGATGGAGCGCGAGGAAATGGCGGCTGTCATGGCGGCAATGCAACTGCTGCTGGAAGACGGCGAAGAGATTGTTTTTCATTAAGGAGCATCGCATGAAAAAGCCCGTCTGGAAAACCAAAGACCCGACCAAAGGCGACAAGAAGCTAGCGCCCAAGCAAAAGGCGGCGGCGAAAGCCATGGCAAAGGAAGCCGGGCGCCCGTATCCGAACCTTGTGGATAACATGCGCGCCGCGCGCAAAAAGAAATAACGGCATCCGCCCTGCCGGTGAAGGGTGAGACAGGAATCCAAAATGAGCGAAACACAGACGAAAGAGCCTGACCTTGAGATCGAGGAACAGGTTGCACCGCTTGACGCGCCAGAGGCTGAGGCGCTAGCCCCGGAGCCGGAAGAGGTAATTGTCACCATTGGCGATGAACCCGCCCCCGAGCCGCCCGAGGCAGCCCCTGAATGGGTGCGGGAATTGCGCCGCGTCAACCGCGAGCGCGAGCGTGAAATCAAGGAATTGCGCGACAAGCTGGCGGCGAAGGAAGCAACCCCGCCGCCCGCAACCGATCCCGGCAAGAAACCTACGCTGGAAGATCACGATTACGATACCGAGGCGTATGAGCGCGAAATTACGGCTTGGTATGAGCGCAAGCGCAATGCCGATGCTGAAATCACGCGCCAGCTTCAAACGGAACAGGAGCAACAAAAAGCCTGGCAAGCCAAGCTGGAAGGCTACGGCAAGGCCAAGGCTGAATTGCGGGTGCCGGATTATGAAGAAGCGGAAGCCGTGGCTCAAGCTACGTTTAGCGTGCCGCAACAGAGCATCATCGTGGCCGGCGCCGAAAATCCAGCCTTGCTGATTTACGCCATGGGCAGAAGCCCGGCTAAAGCCAAGGAATTGGCTGCCATTACCGATCCCGTCAAGTTTACCTTTGCCGTAGCCAAATTGGAGGCACAATTGAAAGTCACCCCCCGCAAGGCGCCCCCCGCGCCTGAGAAGCAAATCCGATCAACCGGCGGCGTTCCCATGTCCGGTGCCGTGGATAGCACCCTGGAGCGGTTGCGCGAAGAAGCTGCCCGGACGGGCAATGCTACAAAAGTCCATGCTTATAGAATGGAAAAGCGCAATGCCGGAAAAAAATAATTGACGCCAAGCCGGGCGCTGGCGTAAAGTGTCAGCGCCCAGGTGTCGCGAGCCGTAAATCGCAGAGGGCATAGAACGGCAGCCGCCCGGCCTTATGGGTGAGACATGGCAACAATCCCCATCTCTCAACATAGAGGCTATGAAACATGGCAAACAGTTTTAGCAAAGAAGAGCGCATCGCCTTCGAGAATATCCTTGAAGGCTTTCAGGACGCGCTTGTTCTTTCCCGCAATGTGGCGGTCTACAACACCGATCAGGTGATGATGGAGCGCACAAACAACATCATCTGGCGCCCGCAGCCGTACATCGCGACGAGCTACGCCGGCACCGATATGACTGCCAACTTCGATGATTACACGCAGTTGACCGTCCCGGCCACAATTGGCTTTCAGCGTTCCGTGCCATGGGTGATGACCGGCACCGAATTGCGCGATGCCTTGCAGGAGAATCGCCTTGGCGATGCTGCGAAGCAGAAGCTTTCTTCTGACATCAACGTGGCGATCATGAACGTGGCGTCGCTGCAAGGCACGTTGTTTGTGAAGCGCACGGTTGCCGCGTCCGGCTTTGATGACGTGGCGCAGTGCGAAGCCATCATGAACGAACAAGGCGTGATGATGGAAGACCGCTATCTGGCGCTTTCCACACGCGACTATAACGGCATGGCGAGCAACCTTCAGGCTGTGACCCGTTCCTTCGGCAACCAAACCAGCGATAACGCGCTACGCCGCGCGCTTGTCGGCACGGTGGCCAGCTTCGATACCTACAAACTGGACTATGCCCTTCGCAAAACTGCAGCCGCTGGTGGCGCGGGCTTGCAGATCAACACGACCGTGGCTGGCGCGCAGTTCTATGTCCCGAAGGCCACCGCCGTCGCGGCGACTGGCGAAACCAGCAATGTTGATAACCGCTTCCAAACTGTCACAATCTCCAGCACGACAAGCGTGGCGCCGGGCGATGCCTTCACCATTGCGGGCATCGAAGCGGTGCATCACATCACCAAGCAAAGCACGGGGGTTCTTAAAACCTTCCGCGTGATCAGCGTGCCAAGCGCGACGACGCTGGTGATTTCGCCGCCGCTTATCACGGCGCAGGGCGGCACTGATGCGGAAGTGCAGTATCAGAATTGCGTGGCTGCCATTGTTTCGACCACTGCCGCTATCGTGTTCA